GCTGTCCGACTCGGACGGCTTCGGACGGTCGGACGGCCAAATTCGGACGAAGCGCCAAGGGTCTGAATTTTAAGGATTAAGTGGTGCCCCCACACGGACTCGAACCGCGGACCTACTGATTACAAATTGCCGTGCTATTGTTTGTTTTCAAGTGGTTAGGCAATTTTAGGGGTTTCGCAGGTTCGTTTGATATCAATGGCTTAGAGAAAACGTCCGAACGTAGGAGGGTGGCTTTGCCCGGTATTTCGGCAGGGTAAAGCGGTCGTTTCAGGCGCTGGCTTTTCTGCCTGATCGTGCAATTTCGTCAGCAATGCGGGTCGCATGCTGGCGGTGCATGGAGCAGGCGTTGATCAGGGCCATGATGGTGCATTCCTTATCCGGCCCGGCTTTTGCCAACAGCGGATCGAGTTCATGGATCAGCGCCAGCTCAAGGCCGTGGATGGAATGCAGGGCGTCAGCGATGCTTTCCGAACGATCAAAGTTCGATTGAGACAACTTAGGCATGGGACACCTCCCCATCCAGCACGGACCAGGGGACGATGACGCCGCGCATTCTGGCCCCCGCCAGCGTGAGCGGGTTGCGCGACGGATGCGCGCCTGGGAGGGCCAGCAGGGCAAGCCGCTGTGAGCCGTCCGCCCACCGCGTGCCATTGAATACCGGCAGTTGCACGTTGCCGACAAACAACCCGTCGTGGACGGCGCGCAGGCCCATCGCCGTCAGCTCCACATTTGCTTCTTCGTCATGTGCCCGGGCCGCCGCGATCTGGGGGGCGACCTGAGCCATGATGTGTGTCAAGCAGTCGCGACCTTCTGCGGGATCGACCGCGGCCGCGCCGACGGCCGTCAGACGGGGCAGAGGGGATCGATCCCAAACCGACACTGCAGCGCGGGTGCCGCGCGACAGGCGCGCCTCGCGGACCATCTGCAACCACAGCTCCGCCTCGCGGATCGGGACACCCGCGATGTCGCCGGTGGTGCTGGGTTGTGGCAGCTGGTGATCGTAGCGGCCATGTTTGCGGATTGCCGGCAGAACCTCGGCCGTGATCCATTTGCGGAACCGCTTGGCGGCGGGCTTGTCTGACCTCAATACCAAGGCATACAGGCCGCTTTCCGATACGACGTTCATTTCTCTATGGCTACCCTCTGTCTGACATAGGGTAACTTCGTCCACATCAAGCCTCTGTACAGCTTGCGAGGTGTTCACGATCTCAAGCACGCGGCAGACATCTGCCGCGACAAACCATGGATCATCATCTCGCATCACCACGCGGACAGCTTGTTCTTCAAAATCGAATGGGATTACTTCGGCGCTCATAGCGGCCTCCTAAGGTTCGAATGAACCTAGCCGCGCCGTTTGCAGTCGGGGTGGCCAGGCAACAGCAGGTCTGCAAAACCGCCCTTAGGAAGCGGCAGGCCAAAAGACCTCCCACTGCGCCTGACCATAGAAAAAGCCGCACGTAAACGGTGCGGCTGGCGGCACCTAAGGTTTAGACGGGTTTGCAGTCCCGGCAGAGCGATTTTGCGATCTGCAACAATGAAACTACTCCATCTCTTTCAGTTGTCAAGACGAGCGAATCAATCAATGGTTGAGGCATTGTTAATTTAGAAGGTAGCGACCGATGAAACTTAGTAGCAAAATTCTCGCCATTGGCGCTTTCTCTTTGACCGTAGCCGCATGCATTCCACCCCAGATTGCGTTCCCCGTTGTCGGTCGGCTGAGCAATGGCGAAGAGGCTCAAGGTAACATCGTTATCGACACCAGAACCTATCAGGGCACGATCGATGTTTCGACGCTTAGGGGATTGGAGTGCAACGGGAACTACAGCGCGAAAGGCGGCAGCCCTACAATTACCATTCCGATCAAATGCAACAATGGTCAGACCGGAAAAGTGATCGCCACGCGTGACGCCACGGGGCTTGCTGGGACTGCGACCGCACGTTTGAGCAATGGAATGACGGGCCGGTTCGTATTTGGAAATATAAGTGCAGGCTTGCAAGCTGAGTTCTTGAAGCAGTAATCGCTAACCTTGCAGTCCTCATGTCATTCCTCTGCTTCACACTCGCGCTCATAGGTCAGATTGGTTTTGTAATCTCGCCGCAGGTTCCACGGGGCATTTGCAGCGCGCCAATGGATTTCCTCGCGCGTGAACCGGCGCTTCTCTTCGACATCACAGAATGACGCCTCAGTAGAGGCCACCACCGCCGGGGCCGGGGAGCAGCCAGTGATCAGGAACGGCACGAAGATCAGGCATATTATCAACCGCATTGTCGCTTTCCTTGTCCTCAGATCGATTGGCAGCCCGGGCGGTACATCCCGCCAAGGTCAATTTGATGCGCTCATTTTCAGTTCGCAGGGCGGCATTGTCGGCTTTCATGGACATGATCCACCAAACTCCAGCGGAGGCTATCACAGCGGCCAGAATATAGGGTATGGCGAGGCGGATCATGCCAACCCCTGCATGCAGAGCCGGTACTCATCAGAGCGCCGGCGTACGAGGCCGCGCACCACGCGCCCGCCTGCCTTGTTCCACCACGTGAGCGCAGTGCAGCCGCCAGCGATGCTGCCCGCATTCAAGCGCCGTGTCGCCGTGCTTTTCCCGGCGCCACGGATCCCCACATTCCAGGCGAGCGAAACATAGGCGGCGTCGCGCTCCGGCGTCAGGCGGGTGTCGATCGTGCGAGCAGTGAAGTATTGGTACAGCCCATCACGATATTCCAGCAAGCCCGCTTCAAGCATCGCCTGGCACTCAGCGTCAGTGTAGTGATCGCCTGCCTTCACGCCGCGCGTCTCGCCATAGCAGACGGTCCAGACGGGCGGGCTCGCAATCCGATCGAGGTAGGCTTGGTTCTCTTTGCCTTCCCATTTTGCGAGCAGGGGGAAGGCCACCAGCAAGAAGGCTGCGGCTGTCACGGCCGAGGCACAGCGGGTCGTGCCATCACCTACTCCTTGGTCCTTCACGCGGCCGAGCAGGCCGTAAATGATTAGGCCGACGCCGAGCAGCCACCAGAGGCGCGGGTTGGTGTCGCGCTCGGTCACGTAGTAGATCACCTCGGGCGCGAGCAAACATAGGATGCCAAGGTAATTGGCCCACATGCTATGCGATCGCTTGGCAATCTGTTTCCAATTCGGGATTAGCTTCATGGGGATATCCTTTCGTTCAGAATGCGCCGCAGGAGCGTGGTGCTTTCACGCTGATCGGCTTTGATTTCTTGGAGGGATTGGTAGAGCGTCTCGAACTGGACACGGGTCTGGGCCATTGTGTTTTCCAACGATCGAATACGAACTTCGAGCGACAGCCGGGCAGATGCTGCTTCCACGCTGACATCTGAGATTTGGTCCATCTTGGTCGTAACGCTGGCCAGCTGCATCCCAACCCAAAGCCCTGCGCCGACCATTCCACAGGCCATGGTCCATGCCAGTCCTTTGTTGAGCGTGATGCCGCGGTCTGAATTTTCGATACGCTGGGTCATCCGCTTACCCCTTTGGACCTAGAAACATGTACCGTGCGCTGCCGATGGCCGTGCCGCGCCGGTTTTCCAACTCAATCGCCCCGTCTTTGATGCTGATGGTGAATTTCGTGTCTGCGCCTGTGGTGCCGGTCAGGTCGGTCCCTGCTGCAGCGAGTTCGGTGAGCGAACCCAGTTGCGAGAACAATACCGAAGGACTGGCGCCTGCGTAGAAATGAACTTGCGCCCCGACGACAGCCGCGCCCCCGGATTGGTGGTCGCACCACAAATAAAAGGTTCCGCTGTCGAACGGTGCCTCGATCTCAAATGTGCTGTTATCGGTAATGAGCGGAACCACACCCCCGGTGCGCAAAATGCCACCTGCGACATGACCACGATCGAGGCGAAGGTCCGTGTCGCCCAAGACGGATGCGAACACATAGGCCCAACCTTTGCTCGATGGGTGGTTCTGGTCGTTTCCCCCTTCAACATCGTTCGCTGTGCCGGTTGAGCCGAAGCATTCGGCATAGGTCAGCTGCGGCGTTACAGGCATAAACGTGCCAAGAAAGGTGGTGGCGGTGATCGCCGTTGAGCGCCCGTCGAGGAAGGATAACACTGGTGAGAAACGGCCACCGTGGCGCATGATGATGGCCTCATCGACCAGCTCACCGTTCAGCTCGATGCGTGCCGTCGGGCCACTCAGAAACACAGAGAGCGTCATCGTCCCTTCAGTCGGACTGTCCACCGACGAAACTATCGTTCGGTAACGGCCTGCTGCATTGTCGAGAACAACGTATTCGACCGCGACTTTGCCTCCGTCCCGGTAGATTTCCAGCCAGCTTGCGGAATTCGCTCCCGTCTGGGAAATGGTTACCTTGATCCTGCTAGACCACACATTTGCCACGGGGATGTCAGCGACAAGGCCAAAGTCCAGATCACACGGTCCGATGGTATAGGGTGTAGAAACTGCCACGGCATTTACGCCCCGTGTCATATAGGTGAGCGTGGGGTCAAACCCTGCCACCTTGCGGCATTGCTCTCGCCCCAAATCGATTAAGCCAATATCGTTGTAAAAAGCATAGGACCGCATACGCTCGGCCACGAAGAGCCTGCCATCCTGAGCCGTCTGACCGCCAATGTTCTCGGTTGTGCTGTACAAGTTCGGGACCATGTTTGTGATGAACACCAGATCGGTGTTTGGCAGGAGGGCCGCGAAATCGTTCATCACGTCCTGAAAATTCGCCTCCACAAAAATATCGCCGTCATTCATCCCGAAGTTGAAAAACACTGCGTCAGGTGCCAGCGTAACAATGGTGTCAATCCAGCTATCAGCTGCAGGGTTTACCGTGGGATTGTCGGGCCATGTCGGTAAGGCTAGGCCTGTTGCGTTGAGCGTCGCAAACTTGTTGTCGCTCAGATGGTCCCAACGTGCTCCGCCAATGCCCCGGTTGTAGAAACTTGGCATCACGTCTGGGTTCTGTTTGAGGATTTCCTCGCGCAGGATCCCCCAGAGAGATGCGGTCTCATCAAAGGTCGCCGTCGGGATTGGCGTGCTGATACTGTCGCCCACCAGGACAATCACGGGGCTGTCTCTGCCCGACGCATTCGGAAGATGGTCTATCGGCCGCAAGGTCGTGCGGGTATTGGGAACAAGCTGGTTCATGTCTCACCATCTGGTAAGGAATTGTCATTTGCGAGGCTGGCAGTGCAAGACAGTTTGACCCGCCAACCTGAAGGGCAATTTCGTGCTGCAGTGAGCGCCAGTTCTGGACGGTCGGTCAGCCATCTTCGGTGGGTCTCGCCGCAGGGACCGATAAGACGGGCCACTAATGAGGCGGTTGGCGGTGCGGTCATTTTTTAGCCCTCTTACTGGGCTCGCTACGGTCTTCTTGGATCTCTTGAGCTGTATGTTGCATTTTGGAACAGCGCACTTGGGCTGAAATCAGATCAATTTGTAGATGACCAATGTGCCGCGCGATTTGGTCATGTATAGATGCTTGAATTTGCTCTTCTTTTTCCATTGGTACGATCCTTAGTTGCTATATACGGGAATTTTGTAGGTAACTCCGGCGATATTGAGCGGCAGATAAGCAGCCACCGTCGATGGCGGAGCACCCCCGGCTCCCGCCGTAGCTGACGCCGCAATCCCGGCTGACGCCAGTATGGTTCCGGTTGGACCCGCTGAAGTAAGATCGAATTTTAGGCGAACCTCTGGACTGGCTCCGGCGATATTTCTAACCACCTCAAGTTGCCGTGCGGGACCATTATACTGGAGGCCATCCATGATGCCGCCGCCGCCGTTGACCAGCCACGCCATAGACGCCACGTCCTTGGGGGGCATAAAAGCCGCTTTCATCCGGGCCGATGGGACAACGGACATATCAATACCCACGGCCTTGCCGTCTAAACTCTCGTCCAGCGAGTCTGAGGAAAAATAGATACCGGTATTCCACCCGGTAAATGCACCCGAGGTTGGGCGGCCCTGAGACGAAATATTGATGCCCTTGGAGTACCGATTGAAAGCATTGGAGCCGATAGAGCCGTGAAGTACCTCCGTCGCCCCGTCCTTGCGGTTTTTGAACACAACGTCCGAGCCGACAAGCGGCTTCGTGTTGTCGTGTTTTTGAGAGATGATTGAGACTTCACCGCCTATGAGTGGGGCGTCTCCAATAGGCTCAGTTACTGCATCGCCGGTCCATGCTTCGGTCGCAATCCCCCAAACGGATGTGCCACTGTCGTCCATCGCATAGCCGTTAAATTGCCCCGGAACGACCTTCCGTGATCCACCAACCCGCTTAATATTGGCGGCATATCCAAACAGAGAGCCGGAGCCAGATTTTGCGGAAGAATAGTTTTGATAGAAGTACGCACCTCGGCTAGCTGGGTCGGGTGTCAGATCCGGCCTATTGCTGGCGATCAGAACAGCGCCATCGTCAACTCCACCAAGTGTATGCGTGGAACCTTTGACGAGAATACCGCCGTAGACCATTTCCGAGAGGTCAGAAATAACTGAGGCACCGGCTTTGCCTAGGTAAGATCGCCCCCCCTCACGATATTCTTGACCCGGGATCGCTCCGTATTTCTCAATGTGCGCCGCGAGGGCGGGTCGATCTCTAAATGAAAAAGGACGCTGACCGATCTCTTCTTCGAGGGTTTGTCCACTGTTCGCGGAAATCAGTTCCGTACTCGAAGCCGCACTGGTTTGCGCCGGGACCCGGTATCGGATCGACACGGATGCAGGTGGAAAAACCGCACTAGTGAGAACAATATCCAACCCGACAAGAGCGAACTCGCTCTGCTTTAGACGCTCGGTTTGCCCGAACTTGGTGACGAATACCTCGCAAAGGATTTTGTTGATCGGGTCAGAATTAAGCGCGAACGTTTTTTGCCCCGCCGGATCGATTACAGTAAAGCTCTTCTCGAATTCATTGAGTACCCCATCTCCCTTCGCCGAGATCGCAGAAACCGACGGGCCTGGAATAGGGGTGCCGCTTTCATCAAAAGTAAGCACGTGGCCAGCCAAAGCGGTGGCGGTTTTGATGGGGTTGTCGAGACGCATCGTCCGACCGCTGTCAGTCCGAAGATCCTGAACGGCTTCAGCCAGCCAGTCCATTTGCGCTTCAAGACCTTTTTCGCGCGAAGATTGACCCAGCCAACCTTGCTCAATCTCTGTCGCTCTACGAATGTAAAGCGTGGCGCCAGCATAATCGGCGGCAAATTGCGCCGTGAGTGTGATCTCCCCGGTTGTCAGGCTTTCCGCGGGAGAAACGACATATTCACTTCCCAGCAACTCAACACGGTTTCCATCCACGACCGCCGCGATGACCAACGTACCTTCTTTGTAAGGATGAGTGATCTCATATGGACCAGTGCCATTGATCGGGTAGCTGGGGCTCGGAGAAAAGGCTTCACGGGTCATTGGCCACCTATGGCGTTGGAGAGGTCAGGGGCGCGGGAAGGGGCAGGTGTACCGCGAGCCCACCAAGAGGCGTTGCCACGGTTCTTGATCTGGTTCTGCTCGGCGCGGCGCATCTGCGCCTCCGCTTCGGGATCCAGCATCATTTGGATTTGATCGAAGACCAGCCGGTCGAAAGCCACACGGCTGGGCCAGAGGCTTGATGCCACGGGCGTGTTGTAGCGCAGGAAGTTTGCCACATCCCGGCCGAACTTGGTGTCCTTGCCTTCGACAGCGAGGTTGAAGTTTGAAGCAGGAATACGCGCCGCGTCACCGATTAAGCCAACAACAGGACCAGCTGCTGTTTGCGCCAATCCTCCACCGAAACGGTTTTTCTCTGCGAATACAAAATCGCCGAAGATCCCCAAGCCGCCACCTTGCATCTGGGCCGCGAACCAGAACTTCGGTGTGTCCATCGGTTGCGGATCGCGGCCTTTGACCATTTCCTTCAACTGGATGGCCAATGCGCCCATGATCAATGTCGAGGCCGCCATGGTCACAAGATAAGCTGCCTTCGTCTGAGGTGTGGGCAGCGCGTTGAAGAGATGGATTTGTCCCATGCTCAGGGACAGCGCGTAGTTTTTGAAGCCGATGGTGGAGCGCAAGAATTCACCGCCAAGTGTCCCTGGGCGGCTGTCGTTGATAAACGCGGCCGTCGCCCGCATCCGCTTCGATGGGACGAACAATTCCACTTGGTCTTGGATCGACGCCTGAAGCCGCAGGGCCAGTCCTTCAGCTTCACCGCGGGGCAGGGTGGTTTGATGTTCCAGCCACCAGAATGGTGTGAGGAAATCGCCCTTGCCCTCATCAAAGAGGGCAGCCGGGTCGGACAGGTGCTGCCAATCTCTGGCCGTAATGCCGTGACGCTCAAGCTGCTTGCGGATCATCACGTCCAGATCATCAAAGCCGCGCCCGACATTGTCGGCAAGGTGGCCCGCGTTTTCCATCTGTACCGCGAGGCGCATGCCATCCGTCCAGCGGCTGAGGCCGGACGCTCGGATCGTGAAACCCGAGAGCCGCGAAGCCCAATCGTTGGCCACCTCGTCATTGGTCAGACGGGCGGAGCTCGACATCATCGACAGCAGCGTCTCAGCGGTGAACCCCATCCGCGCCGCCGACTTACGCGTGCCATTGGCAAAGACCATTGAGACAGCATTGCTTAACATGTTTGTAGGGTTGCGTCCCATGGCGACAGAACCTGCCGTCAGCGTGGCCAAGTCGCTCACGGCCGAGACAACGGCCGAGCCCAACTTGGTGGACACGTTGACGTGCCGCACGGTCGACATGGCGCGGCCCCAGAATTCACTTTCGGCCTGGTTGATGGCGCCGGTGGCATGGTTCATCAAAACCCGCGCGCGTTTAGCACTTTCATCGACTTTCTTTTTTAGCTTTGGATTGCCGCTGGTGCTCACGCGTTTTTGCAGCGTCTGGATGGCAAATTCCATGCCGGCGTTGGGATTGGGCCCGAAGACCTTCATCAGCGAGATGTCCCGCGCCAATGCATCCATGCCGCCAACGAGCGCGGTGAAGGGATCCGTGGTGCCGAACAGTTCGTTGTAGTCCATCCAGCCGTCGCCGTTGTTGAAATGCAGCAAACGTGGTTCGGCATTCTTGTTGTAAAGTGCCTTGCCGCCAAAGCTCATGGACGGCTCGCGATCCTTCCAGCCGTTGCTTGTGATGTTGTCGAAGACCCGCTGAAGGAAGGCTTCGGCCTCAGAACGGTAAGGGCGTGCGCCTTTGGCCACGGCAAAGGGTTTGCCTGTCGAGAGGTCGGTGATGCGGCTCCAGTCTAGATTGTCGTAGATCGCATCTTTCCAAGTCTCGAACCCGGCTTCCTCGATCTTGCGGGCATCATGGCTGTGGCGTGCGCCGTGGTCCGCGATCTCGCCGATGTCACCGCCGTGGGCATTGAAGGACTGCCGCAGCCATGTTTTCACCTTCCTGATTGCGTCGGCGAATTCCTTGGCATTGGCGCTCTCGGTCGGTTGATCATGCAGCTCACGCATGACATCCCGCATCAGGGCAGGGTCTTTGCTGCGACCGGTCACCCCAAGACCAGCCTTTTCCAAGAACTCCCGCATGTCGTGGCGCATCCGGGCTTGAATGGCCTCCTGGATAAAGCGCACGTTCTCGCCCTTGAAACCGCTGTTCGGCGTGGTTTCGAACATGTCGAGAATGGCTTTTGAGGGATCTCTCGCCTCGGTCAGCAATGCCTTGATCCGCTGCAGTGTTTGCAATTGGTTCAAGACCATGTGTCTGCGTGAGCGGCGGGCCTTTGAAGTTGCCTCTTTCAAATCGGCCCGCGCGCTCACCTCAGCCTGGTGGCGTGGCATCGCCTGTTCATACCGTGCCACCAGCTGATCGAATTCCGAGGCCGCAGCCTCGGCGTGTTCCTTGTTCAGTTCGCCTGCTTCGACGGCGCGTGCCAAGCAATCATGGATGTTTGCCATCAGGCCGCCCCTTTCATTGTGCAAAGGTCGATAATCGTCTCCAACGCCTCGTCCTGGTCGAGATCATCGAGCACCTGCCGAGTTGAAAACGTGGTGCCATCGGCCATCGGGATCGCGAGGTCTTCCCCGGCCGCAACATCTTCAGCCAAGGCGCGGATGTCGGCCGCCGCCTGACGGTCGCCTCCAGCCTGTAGGGCACGTTCGTCGAAGCCTGCAGCCAGAACATCATCGGCCTCTTGGATCTCAGGCGATGACGCTCCGTCGGCAAATGCATTCTCCGGGATCGCATCGCTAGGCATGTCAGCCGGTCGCGGGGGCGTGGCAGGTATCCGGGCTGTGCCGATCTCGGTCAATTGACCGAAAGCGCGGCTGTCGATCGTCTTGAGAATATCCAGCACACCCACGGCATCATCGAACAACGCCGCGTCGGTTTTGCCCACCTTCTGCGCCTCGGCCGCATAACGGTCTAGGAACGCCGTGATCTTGGGCGCGGGGAGGGCACGGCCGTCAGGATACATCATACGCACCAGAGCGGCCGTAAAGGGCGGCAGAGCCCCATCCAGCAGGTCTACGTCCGCGAGCAGCTCTTCCACCATCTGAGCAGAGGCTTTGTTGTCCCTTGTGGCGATCCGGCGGGCGTCGGCGATCGTGCGCATGGCCTCCATCAGAAATGGGGTGACATCGAGATCGTCGCGCAGGCGGCCCTCCTTGACCGCTGAGCGCATGGAAGCCCAGCTCGGGGCTGCGCCTTCCAACGCATCCATCAACCCGCGTAGATCACCTGCATCGGCCTCTGCGAAGCGGGCCAGAATATCCGGTGCATCAAAGGCGCGCGCGAACATAGCCTGCCGAACTCGGGTGACACCTTCAGCGTTCAGCCGTCCGGCACCATCGACCAGGGCATTCCGTTCGGTTTGGGGCAGAGAATTCAACACCCTCTGGGTAAACTGTACATTGGCGCGCGAAGTCAGCGGCTGTGCCGGGTCGAACATCGCAACCGTGTCGGCATCAAGGCTGCGCGCATCGACCGCGGCGCGTTCGGTCGCCGACATGCGGGCCGTGGCAGAGAAGTTTGCTTGCCGCACGAAATTCTGGCGCTGGCTGTCCGTCAGCTCTGAGCGGCGTCGGCCGACGAGAACTGGTTGCTCAACGCCTTCCGGAACCTCGAAGCCAGCTGCTTCGATTTCCTCAATGTAAGCGGCGGCTCGATCGGGATGTTGCTCGAACGCCCGCTGGATCGCCATCACCCGGCCGTTGCCGCTTTCAACAATATTGTCGGTCCCGATGATCGGGGCGCCACGATCCGCCTCCGGCGCCGGCATCAGCCGTGCAGGGTCCAGCGATGAGGCAATCTCTGATACCTGTTCATCGCTCGATGCCCGCCCACGATCGCGGGGCTGAAGATCCCCGCTTGCACGGGTCAGTGTACTGGCATCAACGACCTCATAGTCGACATCGATGCGGAAATCTCGGCCTGCGGTGACCTGACCTGACGCGGTATATCCCCGGCTTGTTGCATAGCCGGCAAAGTCGGTCGCCGGGGCATTGCCAGTTGCTGGCGCAGGCGGCGTGCTGCGCGGTCCGCGATAGCCTTCCCACGCCTTCGTGCCTTGCTTGCGATAAATCCAGATGCCCAGCTGATCTTGAAGCGCTTCATCCATCAGCTCGTCGCCGCGCAGGCCGAGGCCCTTCTTCGCAAGACGAAGCGTGGTGCCTACAATCTGGTAAGCTCCCATGGGGGTTGCAACACGACCGATCTGGCCTTTGACCCATTGCCCGTATTCTCCGCGCACATTGGAAAATGCAATCGCCTGATCAACGGTCATCTCGGTCAGCTTGACGTTGGCGAAACGGCCGCCGGTGCGGTTCTGATAGCCGAAGAGCGCATTGTAATCTCCGCCGCTTTCCCCCGCAAAAATGCCATTCTTGATCGGCTCCCAGCCCGGCGGGGTGTCGATGTATTGGGGAGTAGTTGAGGGGGGCGAAACCGTGGCATCTGGCAGGTCACTACCCTGTGAGAGCGCGGTCTCAGTCTCTTCTACCGATTGCGCGTATCGCAATTGCGGTGCATCGGCTGGGCGACGAAGCCCGGTTGTCCGCTGGCGGTTGATTGCATAGCTGAGTGCATGGCCACCACCGACGAGAGCACCGGCGAAACCGGCGCCGGTCAGACCGGCAAGCCCAACCTGGGCAAGGGGCCGCGGTGGATCAATATCCAGCTCATTTGCCACTTGCTGTTGGGTGGCGAGGGTTCGGGTTTCATCAAGCGCGGCTAAGCCCCCTTCGACCAACATCGTTGTGCCCAAGCGCGCTGGACCGGTGAGGCCGGTCCCGAGCATGATCGCCCCTTCGGGGGTCGTGACTTCCGCCCAGAGGTCACCCACGAGCTCCGGCACAAAGCCGTTTGCCTGGGCAAGGACATCCTGAGCTTCTTGCAACTCCTCTTTGCGACGCCGATCCACCTCAGCGTCGAGTTCCTCGATCGTGGCGGGCAGATTTCCAAACTTAGGGTTTGCGGCTTTAGCCCGGTTAATGCTTGCGAACAGGTTGTCATGGCGATGCATCGGTGTCGGGATGCCCGCTTCAGGATCGGGCGCGACAATGTACTCAGGTGGAATTTGGCTGGTGATCTCTTCGACCACCGACTTTTCCATCTTGGCACGTTGGCCGTTGAGGTCCTTACGGATGCGGGTTTCTTTGGTCTGCGCTTGAAGGCGTTCGCCAAAGGAGGGCGTGCCTTCGAACATCAGCTGATCGACTTGCTGTTGCTCTTCTTCTGACCGCTTCTTGAGGAAGAATGTCATTGCTCATACCCCTTCAGAATTTCCGTGAGGCTGAATTCGAAGGGCAGGCCAGACAACGTATCCGCAACCGTACGGCCGTCATACATCAGGCGGTATTCATCAGGCCCGACGGCCTTGAGGTGCATGTCTGCCAACGCGTCCGGCGCAATGACCTCGCCATTGATGCCAGGTTGGCCGCCAGAACGGCTTGCTGCCTGCCAGATGGCATCGGCGCGTGCCTGAGCATCGGCGCCACCGATGAAATCCCTTGGTGGCAACGCACCGCCAGCTTGGGCCATTGCTGCAAATTCTGCATCCATCCTGTCGTAGACAGAGGATTTACGACCTTCCATATCGAACTGAAGTTGCGCCAGGGCGCGATTGACGCTGTCTGCGCTGGTGTTCATGGGCAACGGTGTGAGAGCGCCCCTGACGCTCTGCATCCCGCCCTTCGCATTCTTCTGCCCGTACTTTCCGGTGCCGCCCATGACTTCATGCAGCGCTTGACGATAGATATCCTCATCAATTTCCGACGTCGGATCAGTACGCCGGACGCGTGCCGCGTATAGCGCATCAGCAGACGCCCGAATTGCCGCCTCTGTTTGCTCCCCTTCAGGCTCGTCCGCGAAATATCCCTGCAGCGCGACGTGGGCCGCACTCGTGCGATCAGCAATCGGGGGAAGCTTGACGTTACCTGTCTCAATGACCTGCTGGCCGCGAAGCACCTCTGTCGCCAAAGTGGTTCGACCGCCAGCAGCTTGTAGCCCACCGATATGGGTCATGACCGGATCGTCAATCAGGTCGGCGATCGTGACTGAGCTGCCTGCAGGCAAAGATTGCGTGAGTGCATAGGCCAATGATGCGCGCGCAGACGGATCATTCTCGATGGCAGCGGCTTCTTTGAGCGCTTCAAGTTCGGTTTCATCGAGATAGACAGGATCCCGAACATAGCCCTTCTCGACCAGATCATCGGACATCTTGACGCGTGCCTGCAATCCTTTGGCGTAGGCGGCCGGATCGCTTGGATCGAACTCCGGGAGATCGGGAACATAAAGACCAATATCGCGCGCATAGGCCACGGCATCTTTGCTCAGTTCGGTTTCTGCGAGTTTCAGGCGATCCTTCAAAAGCTGCACACGCTCGGTTTGATATTTGTGCTTAACGGACCGGCTTTCCTCGCCTGCGATAGAGGCGCGTAGTTCAACCGGCGTCATTTGCTGAAGACGCGGCTGTTCGTTAGAAAGAGACAGCTTCGCCATCGCTTTCGGGTAATCGTCATGGCTCTTTGCCTCTTCGCTGGCAAGCCATCGTTCATCGACAGATTTAAGGCCGCCGTCGCGAACATCGATGATCGCCTGAAGCCGCCCTCCAACCACTTTCTCTTGTTCTTTCGCGGCCTTTTCTGCGGCCGTCTGAGCAGCGGATGCGGCACGATCAATATTGCCCTGAGCCTGCACGCGATACCTAGCCTGAACATCGGCCGGCAGACCTGCAAAATCACCATCGCCGCTAGACGCCAAGAACCCCTCCGGGTCGCTCGCCACCATCTCGATCGCGCGCGCGTTGTCCATGTCTTGGGTAAGCCCGAGCTTGCGCCTCTCGCCTTCGGCAGCATCGATGACGCCGGCCGCCACCATCTGATCGACTTGTTCATAGCCTTGCCCAAGCAATGTGGCACGCATGTCTGGGTCTGCGGTCGCACCTTGTTGAGTGGCAGTCTGCGCATAACGTATAAACGTCGCTTCCTGCTGCGCCTGCCGCGCGCCGAGCGTTTGCTTGCCCAGAGAAAAGGCGTTTCGGTTGTGCAGCTCATCGAAGGTAAGGCCGAACTTCTCAGCATTCTTCGGGCTGACGCGGGGCCGACCATCTTCGGTCTGCCCTTCGAGATAGCTTTGACGCAAAGCCTGACTGCCCTCACGCCACGCGGCTTCCGCCTGGTCGGGGTCCCCGATTTCCATGACCTCAAGGCGGAGATTATTCATCTCGCCGGTCAGGTCAGTTTGAAACCGCTGTGCCTCGCGCGACAAGTAGTCGTTTTCCAGCGCCTCGCCCACTTGGCGCATCTGATCGCCGAACTGGGCGAGCATGGCGCCACCCTGTGGCTCTTCAACGCGAACCCGCGCTGAACGGCCACCATCGCTGCCAGCTTTTGGAACGGTAAGCGTCATGTCGCGAGCCCCGGCCAGTCATCTGGCTCCCGGTTCAGCCACGTTCCTGCCGCTGAGAGACCACCGCGCAGCAAAGCCATGCGGCCGCGCGCCTCCAAGGACCGCTGCTCGCCGGTCAATTCCATTTGAGTTGCCTGACCGGTCGAACGGATCGACTGTGATTGAAACGTCATTTCCTGCGCGGCGGATTGACCGAGCAGCACTGCCGTTGGGCTGTCGAGCTGCACGCCCCGGCCGGCCAGCTCGGCGGCTTGCTTAGATATGGATGACGCAAAACGAAGGCGCTCGCGTTGGTCTTTCACTGCATTAAGTTGCTTTTCCGTTTCTTTTTGCTGCTCAATCAAAGCGACGTTTTGCTTGGCGGCTTTGTTGGCGGCATAGCCTTGGTAGAGAGAACCGCCGATCGAGAGCAGCGTGCCTATCTGGGCGAGGCTCGCGCCGGTGGTTGCGGCAGTTGCAGCTCCGGCGGTCGCCCCGGCGGCAGTGGCTCCGCCAGCACCGAAAGCCGCCAGCATGGGGGTGATAAAATCACACATCAGGCGTTCGCCTCCTCAACATGGGGGATCACGGCCATGACGGTCATTGGTGCACCGCCGGTGGGTTTAAACAGCAGGCTGACTTCGTCGGCATAGCCGGAGTTCGCTTCGAGGCGCATCACGCCGTCGTAGCCATTCACGAGGTCTGCGGCGACTTGCAGCGGCACCAGCTCCTCGGAACGATTGACGGTATCGGGTTGCGCAAAATTGCGCTCGATGGTGCTGACGCGGCCTGCTGCAGTCTTGCGCAGGATAATCCCGCTTCCGGCGTGCAAGCGCTTTTTCCTGCCAATTGTGGAGCCGTCCCGGGCTGGGGCCGGAATATCGAGCAATTCGAATTCATGGGTTTCGTCTAGCAGACCGATTGAAGCGCGACTTACCGCAGCATCCAACACGACTTCACCTGAGGCAGGCACGAGGTAGGGGCCGTATTCGCCTTTGTCGGTCCAAGCATGAACAGTTTCGCCGGCCAGATGCGGGACAGAGAACGTGTCAGTGGCGGGATCGGCTGTGAACTGCGAGGCTGCGAAGAAGTGATTGGTTTCAGCAATAGGCTGGAAGCCGGCGATGATGCCGTAAATGACCGATTGCTCTTCGATCATGCGCACGGTCTGACCGTCGATCGTGCGGCGGACAATCATGGTCAGGATATCGGTTTTGCTGTCTGCGCTGCTGGAAATTGAAAGACTTTCGACAAAACCGCCTGCAAGCGAGCAGCGGGCCCATCCCAGAACTTGTTCGTCAGGATCATAGAGCATCACAACCAGATCGCCGCTTCCCCGCCGGATCCACGCCAAACGCTGCGGCGACGATTGCCAGACGATCTCTTCGAAGCCGGTAGCGCCAAGATGCTGAGAGGGGAGGGAGAGCTCGACGGGCTTGCCACCGTCTTCTTCGAAAGAATATCGGATTTCTTCCAGACGTGCGCCGTCCTTTGTCACAAAAACGGGGTATCCATATGGGGTGATCGGTCGCACGGGGCGCGATCCGTCGGTGCCCTCCACCGACGTGTCAAAAGTGGTCGGGCCGATCCGCTGCCCTGATGCGTTGGAGAACCCGCGGATGACCTCGCCTAAGGCCCCGATGTAAATACCACGCCGGGCTCGGCGTAACCAAGTTCCCGAGTTCTGGGTGTCACTGCCCGAAATCGTATAGGCGAACGCCCCATCAGCATCGATGCTTGGTTCGAAATCATTAAAGTCGCCTAGTGTCGAAGCCCATATGCCGCGCGGTTCAGCAGTGTTGAAAGCTGCGAAGAAGCTCTGGTCGAAAATCTCTACCGTGCGTGGATAGCCATGACGGTCCGACCATGCCCCCTCGGACCATCGGTAAGTCGCCGAGGTGATGCAGGGCTGCGGGATGGACTTGACGACATCGGCCGTCGCCGAATTTGCATTGTTAACTGCGGTGATCCGAACGATGCCCGAGGTATCCGAGATGTGCAGCCAACGGGTTCCCTTTTCGCTGTCGACCAGCTGGTCGCCTTCTGCGTGGATGGGGGGATTGACGCCGGTATTTGTCCCTGCGGTAAGCTCGTAGATATTGTCGTCAAAGCGCATCAGGTCGCCAACGCTGATTGCAGTATTGCCTGACCAAAGCGGCAGCTCTGTAAAGTCGACAGGCTTCAGTTGGATCAACACGCCAACCCAGCTGGCATCAAAAATGTTGCCAGTGCCGGTCAGAGTGATACTGCCTGACGCCGCCGAGCACTGGATCGTCTTTGCCTCATCAAGATTTTGCACTCTGAAGGGGCCGGCGTCGTACTGCGCGGGTGCGATCGTCCAGTTGTCCAGCGCAAAACGAGAAAGCTTTTGGATCGGCTGCACGCCGTCGGCGATGTAAATCACGTCCGCCGATTGCACCCACCACAAGTCGTCCAGCACGGCCTCCGAGTATGGCGTGACCAACTCAAACGGGCTGGCTCCGTCCATCACCAATTCACCATAGCGCCAGACGCGCATCCGAAGATTGGTGAACTCAAGCGTCAGAGCGTCATTCTCAGCGAATTCGAAATTGATCAGACGTGCTTTGGCGTTCGAGCGCGTGTAGCCAAGGAACTTCGTACCCGGTCCACGCGTCGCGCCACCTTGGCGCAAGGGGATATAGCCGTTGCAGCTTCGCAGGCCCGTCTGGTTGCGCTGATAATCGGGCCGTGAAAACAACAGCGGTGAAATTTCACCCGAGGAAAATGAGAATTGCGGCGTGCGAGAGCGGGTCATCGGGTCGCCTCGCTGGCCCAGTCTCCCTGCTCATCCATGCCATCCCAACGGGCATGGCTGGCAGAAACGGCGTCATTGTCGATGGCTTTGCGCAGAGCGGCCGCGCCGTCGGAGACGAGGTCAGCACGTTTGGTGCGCGATGCGACGTAGGTTGGGGCCAGAAGGATGGCGAGCTGATAGCTCACCGCCGTTTGGAACAGGGCGGGCAGGCGGCTCTCGTCTGTGATTTGGCGCGTGTAGCGGATCGCGACGTCCGCTGCGCTGTTGGTCAGCAGATAAAGGCCGTCGATGCGCCACTTGATGGACTTTTCACGAAGACCGCGCAGCTTCAGGCAATCCTTCGGAAGCACATGGAAGTTCGGCAGGTCGGGATCAACGACTTCGCCTTCGGGGGTGTTGGCGAGTTTGAGGAATGCAAACCGTCGCGCGAAGCTGAAATCTTCTTGTTCGAGACAGGCGTTCAGCGCGAGAGGATACTGTTCATTGGCATCGGTGGCCTTGGTCGATTGATCCGCCAACGAGCTCGGCGCGGTCACTTCCATGAAGCGAAACGCTTGGCTGACGATAGTGGATGTCGCGTTGGGGGTGGCCATGCTGCGCCTCGATCAGAAGGGGCAGGGCGGCAAAAACCGCCCCGCGCAGATGCGGTGCCGGATCAGGCGGTGATGTAGTGGATCTGGAACGGCATCGAGCCCGCGGCAGTGGCTGCGTCTTCAGCGTGTTTCCAGATGCCGATATTGCCACCCGGATCTGCGGCAAGCCCCAGCACCTCCCATAGACGCTTTCCGTGGTTCGCATCGCCCTTGGCGATCGGGCTAACCATGGCGCCGTTGATTTTGGCGACATCGACCAGAGCGTCGGTGTCGCTCTCGGTGCCAATCACGATCTGTGCAAAGCCGTCGTTCTCAACGTCAAAGAAGGTATCGGGATGCAGAATGCAGGAGGAGGGCAGGTCGACCAAATGATACTGGCTGAGGGCACTGTCGGTGGCGAGGTTCTCTACGGTGCCGGTCGCGATCACGAGGCGGCCGCGGGCCTGCACCGGATCGGGAGGATAGGCGTCCATGTCGAAATAGTCGTGGATCAGGTCTGAGGTGGATTTGACAACGGCCATTTTGCGTTTCCTTTGTCAGAATTTTGGGGAAACGACAGGGCGGCGATCCCGCCCAGTCGGGATCAGGATTACTCGGCGCAGCGGATGATGCGCACGCCCACATCTTCCACCCGGACGCAGTCGATGTAGGCGTCGGTGTAGATGTAAGGGAGGTTCTTGGCCGACGTGTCATTCCACATCTGCCCATCGACATCCTGCCAAACGCCCGCCACCACGTTTTCCTTGGACCAGATTGGGATCAGACGGTTACCGCTGCTGTCCTTCGGCACCCGATTGGAAAACAGCCAGTTCACACCCAGCAGCTGACCCGGCTTGCCCTCGGAGATATTCTTGACCTCAAAAGGGTTGAGGTTTTTGCCGGTCTCGATCGCGAGGTTAATCAGGTCAGTCTTCTGCTTTGGCGTGATCAGACCGTAGATTTCGTCGTCTATTTCGAGGCCGAAGTCTTCCAGTTCCATGGCTTCGCATGCGCTGCGGATTTTTAGCAGGCTGAGGCCGAGAGGCGTGCCAGGGGTGTCGAGGTCGGCAGCGACGTAGTTGCCGGTGGCCAGCGAAGTTGGCGTACCGCCGGGACGCTTGCCTTCGACCGCGCGCCCCATGATGCCGCCGCCCAAAGCTTGAAATCCCGCGCTGGTTTTCTTCACGCCGAGAATGCGATCGAACACACCGCGCTCAACAGTTTTTACCGAGTTGCGCACCAGCGGCGATGTGGGATCCATCGCGGCGTCGAATTTGGTTTCCTTGTCGATGTATTCACCGTCCTCGATGACGGCCGGACGGATCAGCCAGCGACGGCTGCGCGGGGTCGGGTTGTCAGGGTTGCGGCGGGAGTAATCCTCGCCTTCGATGTAGTCCTTCTTACCGAGCAGATCGGCGGCGTCTTGCGCCTCGCCGGTGGCCGGCACCATGGTCACCGCCGCGCGCAGCGGGTTCTGCATCTGCTGGGCGACCATCTTGATGTTGTTGGAATAGGTGAGCTTGTGGTGGGCTTCCACCAATTGAGCGTAGGACATGCAGCCCTCTCCTTCGAAAAATCAACGTTGCTTTGGTGAGTTTTCGGAGGGGCCGCCCGGTATATCCGGACCCGACCTGGGCGTAACGCCGCATCAGCGCAGGGGCTTGTCCCTGATCAGACGGACAACGCATATGCGATGCCACCCGTCGTGCGTAAATGTCATCGCGATTTTCGGAGTTCTGTCAAGGTAAAACGCATAATGTGCCCCGGATTTGCACTCGAAGCACCTGTGGTGGTGTCAGGCTCCTATTTGGGTTGCTTAGTTAAAAGCTCTTCAATGCGTTCCGACGCAGTTCTCAATTTCTTAGCAATATCGCGCAGCCCATCGTCCGATGGCCGCACTCCAGCGTCCAAGCAATCGTCTAGCCATGCCCCGGCCTCATAGTATTCCTCAACCTCCGGTATCCCTGTCATCGCTTCGCGCTCCTATCTGGATTGCCGCCGTGTATCCTTGCGGATCACGCCAGCAACCATGAGGCCGTAATCACGATCTTCAGGAATAGCGCAGGCGCGCGCTTCTTCCTCGATTCTGTCGGCCATTTCTTCGGGGGTCTCTTTCATCCCTTTTCTCCTATTCAGACCCCGTAGGGTGCCACACATAAATCGCGGGTCCACCGCGATACGCCCAGAACTCGAAACCGCCGCGCATCCGCGAAAAGCGCCGGAACTGGCACTGCGGTCGGGTGAGGCGGCGAATGAATTTCACTTTTCTACCAAACATACTTTTCTCCTATCTGGACTGTTGTTTTCGGTGATGCTCGATTTCGCGATCAACGGTGCGAACCTCATCAAACCGTGAGACGGGGTGATCTGACCACCGACCACATTTAGAGCATCGCCAGTTTATGCGACCTTGCGGGTCGCGCTCTATCCGACCGCCCCCATGGGCGATGTTGCACCACCATTCTGCAACCCGCTTAAATGCCATTTTTATACCAAGCGACCAAAAGCAAGATCACCACCGCCCCGATCATTCCGCCTACAATTGCTTCCATGTCTTGCTCCTCATTTGGACTCTTCGCTTCCGTCAGGACCGGGCAACAATTGCCGATCCTGCGCGTCGAAATATGTGGTGGTCCCGAAGTCGCCCCCGACGCAATCGGGGCACAGTATCTCCGCACGCACAGCCGCACGAGGGTCCGTCTCGTCCCGTGCGCTGTTCGCCGTGCGCCCGCACTTCGGGCAGCTGATCGGCAAGAACTCGAGGTCGGGCAAACCGGCCCCCGGTTTCAGATCATCCATCGCCTGCGCTCCTATTTGGATTGCGCTCGAAAGCGCCTTTGATGTGCTGCGTTTGCCGCCAGAGTCACCCCGTCAAGAAACTCCGTCAGGTCGTCGTCAGGCAGGTAGATCGCCGGGCCATTGTCTTTCACCGAATGCACATAGACGCCCATCTTTGCGGCCCACAGCCCCTGAACCGTTTGCTCCGCAACCTTAGCAGAGAACCCGACGCAAAGCGGGTTGGCGAAGAATACCAAGTCACCTACGGGCTGGAAGGCCCGCATCCTTTGAATGAAGTTGGCGCGGGCTTCTAGCTTACCCATCCAGTTGGTGGTCCGCCCCACCTTGCGCACATCATCCTCAATCAAAGCCGATATGTCGGTCTTTCCCAGCCAGCTTTCGGCCACACCCCAAGCGCGGGCGCGGGCAATTTGCTCTGACCGCGACGGAAGCCACGGATGCTGCGTTATGATTGCCCACTTTTTGGACTGGACGCCCTCTTTCTTACTGTCGCTCACAGCCACGCCTTTTCTTACTTCTTTCTCACAACGTAGCAAAAGGGGTTGGCGCGGGCAATGGTTCTTGTTATTCTTATAACGTAGTAAAAGAGGTTATCCGGAGGAACTATGACACCCGATATTTGCATCTACCACGCCAACTGCGATGATGGGTTTGCAGCCGCCTTTGCGGTCTGGAAACGCTTTGGCGATGCCGTGAAATACGTTGCCTGCAACTATGGAAACGACGCCCCAGACGTGACCGGGAAAGACGTTTTAATCGTCGATTTCTCGTTTAAGAAAGACGTTATGGAGGCGTTAGCCGCGAAAGCCCGGCGCATCGTCGTACTTGACCATCACAAAACAGCCGAATCCGAACTGAAAGGCTTTCTTAAGCTGGAATGCGCTGGCGGTCCCTTTGAGAAAAAGTATGCAGACCGCATGATCGAAGGTGTTGGCGTGTGCTTCAACATGGAAAAGTCAGGGTGTCGCCTCGCATGGGAATACTGCTTCGGGGCAACGCCCATGCCGGAATGGATGGAGCATGTCGAAGATCGCGACCTTTGGCGCTTTAATCTTCGCGCCACGAAGGAAGTTTGCATCGCTATCCGCTCGCTACCCCGCGAATTTGACCTATGGGATATGTTCACAACCGAACGCCTCGCCAATGATGGCGTTGCGATCCGCCGGTATGTCGACATGATCGTGAGCAATATCTGCGACACCGCCTTCGAGGCAGAAATTGCAGGCCACAAGGTGCCGGTCGCGGCCTGTTCCTATGACTTCGTTTCGGAAACCGCCCACGAACTTTTGAAACGAAACCCATCAGCGCCATTCGCGGCCTGCGTTGTGCGATCATTTGACGGAACGACATACTCCCTACGATCTATGGATGATCGGATGGACGTTTCTGAGATTGCAAAGACGAACGGGGGCGGCGGGCATAGAAATGCCGCAGGCTTCCGCGTCGCCGCTCAATCCATTTAACCCCCCGGAGGAACCATGAAACCTACGACCGAACCGCCGCGCGATGCGACCCGCGTACCACGCCTCCTCAGTGAATGGACCGAGGAGCATGGCGATGTGCTTTGGTGGTGCTGGGGGTGGGATGGCGCACGCTGGCTGGAGGAGCCGCCCTATGTCGGATCGCCGCTCGATTCTGGACAACCCGTCGAACTCCACACCCACCAAGAAACGGGTGAAGCGCCAGCCGCCCGCATATTCGTCGGCGGCTGGCCCGGCTACCACACCCACTGGACGCCGATGCCCGTGCAGCCTTACGCGCCCGACCAATCCAACTAAGCCCGGAGGCCCACAAAGATGGGAATGTTTGACTATATCAAGTGCGAAGCGACGCTGCCCGAAACTCCGGTGTTACCGGCAGGCGGCGAAACATTTCAGACGAAGGACACGCCAGACCAATATATGACGGTCTACACTATCACATCGGATGGGCGGCTCACATGGCGTCCGTATCACCAAGAGGAAGTGCCGAAGGCGGAACGCCCTTATCCCGACGATGATGGAGTTCTTGGAATGTGCGGCTCGATCCGACGGGTAGAACAGCCAGCCGAGGATTTGGCGTTTCATGGCGACATTTGCTTTTACACCGGAAACCACCCGGACGTGGGATGGTGGGAATACCGAGCACGTTTCACCGAAGGCCAACTCTCGCGCATTGATCTTATAGAATTTCGAGCGCCCGAAGGCCGCGACGTAAATGCTGAAATTACCGCAAGGCTAAAAGCCGAAACCGAATCCAACTAACCCCGGAGGCACCATGCCAAAGCGCATCCACACCCTGACCGCCAAACCCGGCCAGCTTCGCGCCGGATGGGCGCGGCCAGAGCCACGCGAGACACCTGACCTCTGCTACGCATGGGGAGCGCAGGGGGCGGCGAAATCAGATGGCCGCATCCTTTCCGAAGCCTTTGAAGGCTTGCCGATTTATGAAGGCCGATCTTTGCGCGAGGAATTGGACCGGCGCGGCTACGACATCACCACGCTGAAATTCAGCATCGAACAGAAATCCAAATAGCCCAGACTTGAACTGAAAAGCCCCCGTCGGAGAGACGAGGGCTTCGGCATTCGAAAGTGATCTAAAATTAGCCAGCAGCGATTTTGGTCAGGCGATCGATTTGCGGTTTCAGCCGTGCGATGGTGGCCGTGTCCCGCTTGCTGGTCGCCTCATAGTATTCGCCCCCCGGGCTCTGCATCTTCGACAACTCAGCGCGCGCCTCGGCCGGGGTGGTGCTTAGAGATGTGCCCCCATTGCCCATCACCATCTGATCGTCGCCCATCATCTCGCCGATGGCGGCGAAGATCCGCATGGTCCCCGCATCGCCGATCTTGGGCTTCAGGCTTTCGGCCAAGTTCTGCATGGCGGCTTGGTCCAGCCCCGCCTTTTCGGCGATGACTGACGCTGCCTGGCTGGCCAGCGTGAGCTTGGCTTCGGTCTGCTGGCCCCAGTCCTTCTGCAGGTCGGCCATCATCTCGCTGTTGGCTTTTGCCAGATCGTCAGCAGAACCCTTGTCGAGGGCCATGATGTTCTCGGCGTAGAGGCCAACCATCGCGTTGACCGCGTCGTTCGACATGCCTTTCGCAAGGCCCAACTCGCGAACCTTGCCTTCCAGGCCCTCATCCCACTTGGCATCCTTCGGCCAAGCCTCTGGTTTCTTGATGTCGTATTTGTCAGCACTTTCCGGGATCCCGAAGATGTCAGCGTTGGATTTCATCCAATCGGTGACGCTTTCGTCCTTTCCGGGTTTGGTGAGCAGCTGATCCGCAGGCTTACCAAGTTTTGTCTGGGCAGATTTCTCCATCTTGGCCAGTTTGATCACAGCGTCCAAAGGATCGTCGACGGTCAGGCCGGTGGCTTCAAGCATGTCCCGATGGTCTTTGAACTTGTCGCCCTCCCACCATTTTGTCGTGCCGCCGTCGCCACCGGTCAGCGTATCGTTGCCACCGCCGGTCAGGGTATCAGCTCCAGCGCCGCCGTTCACGGTGTCATCACCTGCGCCGCCGGAAACAGTATCGTCGCCTGCGCCGGCACCACCACCTTCTCCGCCAGCGCCACCACCGGCGTCGCCTTCGGGCGCAAAACAGATCAGGGGTTTGAGAAAAAATTTAACGTACATCGAGGCTCTCCATCAGTTGGCTCAATTCGTGGTGGGAAATATTGCCCTCTGCCAGCAGCAGCAGGGCGAGGTCGCGTCGCCCAGCGTCATATGCAAGGCGGTAGGGGTCGATGGGGGTCGGCTGAGGATAGCCATCCACCATGTCGATAGGCTGCAAGGCCATGAGGCCCGATTGCCGGATCAAGTCCTCGGCGAGCTCCGGATCGCGCGCAAAGGCGCGCCGCCAGCGCTGTGCAACCATGCTGGCGGCATCGTCGGCCGCCGCCGCGCCGGCAGGGTTTACCTCAGGGCTTGGTCCGCCGAAGAAACTGCGGATGATGGGGAGACGTTGCCAGATCATTGGATCCCTCCGTTGCCGAGCGTGACGCCCAGGTCCTTCGCAACACCACCGGCAGCTTCTGCCATCTGCATCTGCTGCGCCTGCTGCTCTTTGTCCGCGCGCGCCTTGGCGATTTCGTCGGCGTCTTCCCGCGAGCGTAGGATCCGTGCCGGCAGCGATGGGCTGGCGTCGTGCAGAGCTTCGGCAATGGCATCGGGCTCTAAGCGGTCGACATAGCGGGGGTTCAGCTGGGCGAGGGGTCCGAGATCGCCGATGAACTGGCGGATTGCGGTGCCTTCGCGTGCCCGCATCGCCATTGCAGCGGCCGACTGGTACCGCACGCGCAGGGGCAAACCGCTCGCCTCGGGTGGCGGAGGTGGCAGTTGACCAGCGCGCCACAGAAGGCGAAACCGCCGCTCGAATTTGCGCGCCGCGTATTCCTCCATAATGCGATCGGCGTGGGGCGCCCAGTTGCGCAGCCGCGCCTCTTCCATGATCCGGGTTTCTTCCTCGGTAACGCCGGTTCGGCCCGACAGCGACATCACCGCATAGTGAAACGCTTCTTTGACCGCTTCTGTCTTGGCCCGTTTTTCCTCAATCGTGAGGCCGATGTTGCCCGCCTGTTCGAGGTTGCGGATCAGCGGATTGCCACGCATGTCCACCGCGCCGTAAACCACAGAACCGGGGCGGAATGTACCGTTCAACGGCACCGCCTGACGGTCTGGCGCAAGCCGTGTGGGGTCTGCGGCCTGCTGGGCCGCCCGGATCGTCGCGCCATCCATCAAATTGACCATGCGCGCGGAGGGCAGGGCGATCATGCCGGGCCCCGTGCCATAGGTCATCCCGCTATCGACATCCCAACGGGGATAATAGGCCGGCATATCATCGTGCCCGGCCATTTTAACCAATGAGCGCCCCTCTTCGCAGGCCGTGATGCCCAGCCAAGGCTTGCCACGTGGCCCGAGCTTGCCTTTGACGAACTGGTCGTTGTTCAGGATGTGGTAGTAGAAGGTCACATCGTCGGAACTGCCTTTGTCCGCCATCTCGTTGATCTTGTTGGGCAGCATCTTGGCGCCATACTCCCGCACGGCCGCGCGCGGTTTCAACGTGAACTTGCGGACCATTTCCACGACACGGCCGTGGGCGTCGATCTCGACCACCACTTCGGCCAGTGACATCGTGACATCGATGAACTTCCGATTGACGGTGTCGATTTGGTCATAGCCCGCCGCGTTGCCGAAGCCCGCGAGGTCAGAATAGGCTTGGAAGGTCGCACCATAGAAACCGGAGACTGCCGGGCTGAAGCTGGCCAGCACCCGATTGGTCACCAAATCGTTCCACTCGGCCATCGGGCGCCACTGGTTCAACTCCTGATCCGGTGTCTCGAAGCCTCCCCAGCGGTTGGCCGGGTTGGTCAGCGCGGCGTACATGCCCGCGGCGAAGCTGCCCAAAGCCATGATCGGCTCACTGGACAATGGTTTCTCCTGTTGCCGCCGCTTGTGGTCATAGAGGCCGAAACCGCCGCGCTGCGGCCGCATCAGGTTGGCAATGTCCTCCCAATCCTGCTCGTGGCGGCTTCGACTGCTTTTCAGCTCATCCCAACGCCGGATCGCCTCTTCGGCGCGGGGATCGTTTTCAATTACGGTATCCGGTATCATGCGGGTTGACCCAAACGTGGGGTCGAGGGGATGCCGACGCTGCTCGTAAGGACGTTAGCAGCAGCACCCGCGCGGCGTTTACGCAGGCGGGCCTCGATGTCAGCTTGCTGGGTGGCTTCACGGTTATCTGCCGCTGCGATGCGAGGGGCCGCAATGCTCGGCGCTTTTGGTGCAAAACACATGGTTCAGGTTTCCTTCTCGGGGGTGGGGTGGGTCCAGGCGAATTGGCTAAACATGGTGGCGGCTGCCCCGCCGAAACCGGGCATGTCGGTCTCGTGGATAAAGCCACAGGCGCGCAGGAACTGCGCTGCACGGGGGTGACCCGCCCAACTGCGCGCTTCGATGCGGTAGATGCCATTATCGGCGCAGAATACGGGCATCTGCGCACGTATGTGCCGGGCGGCACCGATGAGTGCCCCCCGGAACTTCTTATGGTCGCGGGCGAGGAGTGCTGCCTGCGCCACGCCGGCCTGGCCGGTATTGGAAAGACCGAGAACCGCAAAAGGTTGCGGCGCAGCTTCGGATCCGGTGCTGAGCACCAAAGACACCACCCGTGCTGGTTCGATCGCGCGCCAGTCAGCGAACAATTCGAGATGCGAGATCGGGCGACCGCGCATCTGCTCGGCCTCGATGTGATCCATCACGTCCAACCGCGACAGCACGTTCATAGCCGCATGATCGCTGTAAGGTTGGACCAGCACGGGTGGTGAGGCTCTCATAGCTTAAGCTGCCTTCAGCAAGGCGCGCCGTGCGGCGTTGGCCCAGTTTTCCAAGGTCTGGTCAGGGCCAGTGCGCAGGCGGCACGAAACACCGGCCATCGTCATCTTCGGCGCGGCGGTTTCATCTCCTTCCGCCATCTGCATGCCTTCTTCCTGCTCGAACCGGTGGACCAAATCCATGATCTGGTGGCCTTGGCGGTTTTCGATTTGACTGATTAGGTCTTGGACACGCTGTTTGTCGATCTGCACCGGCTCTTCGGTCGGCTTCGCCTCGGCAGCAGCTTTTTCGTCAGCTGCCTTTTTTTCCTCGGCGGCTTTTGTCTCGGCTGCAGCTTTTTCTTCAGCCGCTTTTTTTTCTTCAGCTGCCTTGGCGTCCGATGCAGCTTTTTCTTCAGCTGCTTTCTTTTTTTCGTCGATTTTGGCTTCGGCTGCCTTTTGGTCTGTCTTGCTCATGCTCTCACGCTCCATAAGGGTTGGTAATGTCCCAACCGGTTTGCAGGCCGCCGATATTCCCCGACAGGGGCGGCCCTCCGTTGTGGCCCAGTTGACCACGTCTGTCGGTGTCGGGCATTTTCTTGGCGTAGGGGCTGGTGCCGTCCGCCTGGTGTTCGCTCAGGAGCAGGTACTGCAGCCCGTCATGCACGTTGGCTTCGGTGAAGCTCTTATCGGGCACCTTGCGTTTGTCGCCGCTCTTGTTGGTCTCTTCAGTCCAGACGTAGCGAGCCGCAAAACCACGAATTAGGAACTTGCAGGAGGGGTCGATCAGCAAACCGGGCTCACCGCGCGTCAGAGGAGCTTCCAGCGCCGCGCGAACCGCTTCCAGACGCGGCGTGATGCGGTTGGTGCCGATCCGCTGAGGTCGGATGTAGAAACCCGCAGCCTTGCCAACCATCAGGTTCCACGTCGCGTTCTCGTCCGCCGCCTGGGAGGCACCGTGCTCCCCGGCCATGTCGCCCCAGCCCGCCTCGACACGGAACCCGCTGAACCGTTCATCGAGAAGATCCGCGAGGCGATTGCCAAACACGGCGGCCATCAGCCGCTCTTCGGGGAAATGCAGCTCGGCGTAGATGCGCCAACGGTAGTCCTCAAGGCATTGCGCGATCACCGCTGCACCTTTGAAGCCCTGATCGAGGCCGATGCGTAGGGGAATGCCCTGAACAGGCTGCAATGGGGTGTCGCTGACGTGCACACGACGGCTGAACTCGCGCTTCCAGACCGGATCGCCCACGCGCAGGTAGGTAACCTTGTTGTAAACCAACCGATCGACCATGTCGCCACGCCCAGCCAGTCGCTGTGTCGCGATCTGGCGCTGGTAGTAGGTCGGCGAGAGGTTCTGCATGTTCTCGCAGCCGTCCATGCCGTAGCCCGGCTGGTTGTAGAACTTGATCTCGATCTGTTTCGCGCCATCCGGCAGGTCGGCCGACAACGCATCAAGCAACAGCCTGCGTTTTTCTTCGTCGTGGAAAACCTCAAAAGTCCAGTTGTCCTCATCCGGCGCGTTAAAGTCGCCGACAATCTGGCCGTAACCGCGCAGATGGATCGGGAGCCCTTCAAAATGCTGACGGGCGGGCCAACGGTCGATCCGGCCAATGCCGACGGTTAGGATTTCCACCGGCATAGTATCGCTTTCGTTCAGCACGATATCGGTGGTTTGCACGCCGCGCATCGATGCGACGATGTCATCACCAAAGGCCATAAACTCGGCGACGAACTCGATTGGCCCATGATCATCTTCGAAATGGATCACATGGGTCACCGGGTCGCCCCGGCCACCTGACCATTTTCCAAGCTCCTTTGGGAAGGTTTCCAGATAGGATGGGATCGAGGTCGACCACAGCTGGCGATAGGTTTCGCGGATGAACAGCACCTTGTAGCGCCGCACACCGTCGATTGTGGACCGTGGCATCTCGATCGCGCGACGTAGGCGCGATTTCATCAGCGTGGTGGTCTTGCCCGAGCCTACCGGCCCTTGGATGCCGCAGACGTCGGCATTGGACCAGTAGAACGCCTCAGAGATCGGACCCGGAAAAGTGACCGTCTCGACATCCGGCAGGTTGCCACTGGCGAATTCGCCCTCTAGGCTGTCAATTGCCTCTTTCGCCGACTGCCCCGCCAGGGCGTCAATCTGTTCATCTGTCAGTCCGAGCTTTGAGCCCGAAAGAGGCGCATTCCCCCCAACCCCTTCATGGGCAGGGGAACAGGTTCTCCCCCAACCCCATCCATCAAATCCGACAATCGCGTTCATTCTGAAACCTCCGGATGGGCCAAAAGGCTGAATGGGGTCGGAGAGAGGGCCATAGAGACAGAGCGCGGGACCTCCCCCCGGGGGGTCGCGGCGGCGGCGGCCAGCAGCGCGGACGTCTCGCAGATCGCCCCGGCAGAAGCGCTATCCAAATGATTTTCAATCAGTGAGAAAGGCACAGCTTTTCTCTTTTGTTTCAATGCTTTGTTCATTCCGTCCGACTTTCATCGTCCGAAGCTGGATTGTCCGCTTCGGTAACCTCTTGTTTTTGCTGGTCTTTGTAAGCCACGTCCGCAGGCACCATCCGACCGCCCGATCGACCGCTGATCACGCGGGCATTGTCGCCCGGATGGGCGGTGCTCGGGGCGGAAGGAACATTGACGACGACCGACTGCTGGACGCTGACGTCCGGCGTCGCCTTTGGTGCGCCGTAGGGCAGCAGGGCGTCAGCTGCGCGCAGCTGGATCGTGTAGAGCTGGATGAAGGTCGATAGCCGCGTGCCAGCACCGGGCACGACAGGCTTGGTGCCGCCACCCTTTACCTTCTGGGTCGCGCCGTCGAAGGCCCAGGCGAGCACCAGCTCGGCGCGCTCCATGGCTGCCATCACGGCATCGCCGCTCGATGCCAGCCCAGCCATCTGCGCCAGCACGTCTTCCGGCATCGAATAGCCCTGAGCAGCGAGCCAGTCGCGCATCTGGTTGTTCACCTTGCCCTTGGCACCCTTGGGACGGCCGACCGGCTTGTCCTCCACCAGGTCAACTGCGCTGCCGCGCTCATCTGGGAGGAAGGTCAGCTGCTCACCAGCATCGCGAACCTTGTCCAGACGCTCAGCAGCGGTCCGAGCCATGACTTCGAAAGAATTCTTGGGCTTAGCCATGCTCAAAAACCCCTTTTTTATTAGATAACAGGGGGTTAAGTGCTGCCCACAACGCTACCCACAACGGTTTTAGGCCCTTTTGGCCTAGCGTTGTGGGTAGCGTTGTGCCTCTTTCTCTATATATATCAATGTCATAAGGTTTAGTCACAACGCCACAACGGAAAAACGGAGTTGCTCTCGTACGCGCGCACGCGTGCGTGCACACACACGAGAGGGGTCCAGTTTGGCGTTGTGGCGTTGTGGGTAGAGGGTAACCCGCTGTAGTTAAACGTCTTTTGCCCACAACAGAGGGCACAACGCCGGGTTTTTCATTTTGTGCGCCGTTGTGCCCCTGACCCATGGTCTGCGGCCCTCGTCGCGCGTAGATAATGGCATCCCAGCGGGTGCGGGGGAAGCGCAAAGAATGACGCGAATTCAAGTGGTTGATCATAGTGTTCATCATCTTAGCCCCAATCGTCCACGTCTTGCTTGGTGACCGGTGTGCCCACAACACCATCGGCGCGCTCACGGTCCATCGGGAAGCTGGTCAGGCCCGGGATCGACTTGATCGGCATCAGGTAGCCGCGTGATCGAATACCGGCCAAGGTGAGAGGGTGCGGGGTTGGTGTGGCACCCGGCACGCGGGACGCGGATTGTTTCCAGACACCGCCGGCCCAGTCTGAGTTTCGGAACAGGTCCTTCAGCTGCTGAAGCTGCTGGTTGGCGATGAACAGCTGCGCCTCTTCGCCGGTGCCGCTGACGCGCAGGCCGACGCTGGCCAGCTGGGTGTTACACCGCTGCTGGGTGATGCGCAGGCTGCTGTGGCCTTCATCGTCCGGATGTCGGAGCCCCTCTGGCGTGCCAGGCAGGCCAGCCGCGCCCATCACCCACTGGGCGATGTTGTACTGCTGACCTTTTCGGTAGGGATCATACTGCTGACCCATGAGGTGCAACAGCATGGCATCGGCATCGTTCACCGTGTCTTCCCTATCGGCGTTGGCGATGAAGGCGATCTTTTTGGCCCAGCTGGCCATGACATCATCCGTTGCGATGTCGGCCTGGCTGGCCATATCCGCCATCGCGAGGACTGTGCCCCAGTTGTCGGCATCGCGGCCCATAACACCTTCATGCTCCAGTGCGTGACGCCACGCGGACATGCGGTCAGGCCAGCTGTCCCACCGATCGATCAGCAGCTTCTTCAGGCGCGCGCCGCGTGCCCGCCATGTGCGGGGCTGCAAGTTCAGCTTGGCCGCGCCCTTATCGAGCGGTTTCATCTCCAACCGGATCAGACGCTGGACGTCCTGTGTTTTCATCACACCGGGGATCAGGATCGAGCTGAAGAGGAAAGCTGAATAGACCTTGCCGCCCACGCCTGTCTGGTCGGCCGACCCGCGAAACCATTCGCCGCCGGATGCCGCGACCCGTGCGAGAGCGATAATGTCCCGTTCCTTTGTTGACCGCTCATCGCCGGGTTCGAGCTCATCGACGGCCACTGGCAGGCTCGACTGCCCCAGCTTCGACGTGATGCCCGATTTGGTGGCGTCAGTGGTCTGCACAAGGCCGTCATCGCCGTGCAGCAGCTTGATCAGCTTTTGGAACTCAGACTTGCCCGAGGCAGCCGGCGCAACCAGCCAGAAGACCGGCCGCCAATCGAGGGCACCACACATCATCTGCGTTGCGATCATGCCCAGGGAAATGAACGGATGCACATCAGGCACTGCCCAGTTCCAGGTCTCGACCGTTTTCAATATCTCGGGCACCGGATCAGGGGCTTCATCGGCTTCATCAGGGTGCGGGATCGGGGGCTGTGCGGGATAGATATGCTTGCCCACCTTGCCGGGGCGTTTCTTCTCGCCGCGCACCAGCACCGCGTCACCGGCGTGATAGATCAGCCGGCCGTCGTCATCCGTCCAGGCACCAACGCCGCGCACGTCGTTGAGCGGGTTAAAGACACCCAGCTCCGACGTCGCCTCATACATCGCCATGCTGGCCTTGTAGGCGTCAAAGCGGCCGGGTTTGCGCACCCAACTGTCGCCCTTGTATTCCCACTGGGCGAAGTTGAAACACAGCTTGGGGATCTGATGGCCGAAAAGCGACTGCATGAACTGACCTTCCAGCTTCTTGGCGCCACGCATCTGGCCGAGCACGTCAAGAAAATAGTGGTGGTCTCCGCGCACGCCCAACGGCGTGACCGGGCAGCCATCGTAGATTTCCCCTTTGGGGCGGCCTCGATAGCTGCGATCCCCGTCTTCGGGGGGCTGTCCCGGCGGGGGCGGGGTGTCGCCACCGCCACCAGCGCTGTCCTCTGCCCGAGGAGCTTCAGGTGCATTGTCCAATGCATCGCGCAGCTCGTCTTTAGTAGGGCGGTTCGGGGCTTTGCGGTAACTGGCACGATCCTGATTGCCCAACCACTCGTCGTTGCTTGCCTGTTCTGTCACGTCTGTTGTGCCTCCAATTCATTGGCGACCGAGGCAACGCGATCGCAAAACTTGCGCCGGCGGGCGCTCTTCTTGTCTCCGTAGGGACCGGGTGCGAGGGTGCGCGACGCCTGCAAGGCCTTGTCCAGCAGGCCCATTGCGCTGGCGTAGAACTGGCGATCGAGCACATCCTTTTCCTTGAAGTGCGGATGCATTAGGCCGAGGTGATCGATCCCGGCCCAACTGCCGTGTCCAAAGGCAACGCCGTAGCGGCCAAGGCGGATTTCTGTGCGAAAGTTCATGTCATCCGCCCCTGATTTTTAAGCTGCTGCGCTTCGGCAAGGTCAGCGCATTTCACAAGATCGGCCGCCACACGGCGCGCGGTCTCAGGCTGCATCGAGGCGGCCGCGAAACCATCGCCGCCAGCGTCGTTCATGACCAAGTGAATGGATTGGCAGTCGCAGTCTGGACCGCAGTTTCCGACCTCCAGTGTGTTGGCTGCTAAGAGGGCATTCATCCAGCTTCCTTTCCTTGCTCATGTCCTGCGGCCGAGGCGCGCAGAGCGTCGTTCAAATCCTTGCCGCCCCAGCGGTTCTGAAACAGCTTCACCCGGCGGCCAGCCTTCTGGTGCTGCGCGACGGCGCGCTCCAGCTGCTCGCGGGCGGTGTCATTGTCATCGAGGTCGGCGACCAGCGTCAGATCAGTCACCGTGTCGGGCAGGGCGACAAAGCCGAGGTTCCCGAGAGATATTGCCGCCAACACGCGGGCCTCTGGCTTCAGCATCACGATCGACAGTGCGTCCTCGATGCCTTCGGCCATGAAGAGATGCGTGCCCGCAGGTGCATGGCGCAGGCCCACCGGCTTGCCGCCACGCGGTCCAATGCCTTTCCAGATGTGGATCGCGGAGCCGTGGTATTCACCCAGAACCTTCTTCGCGGCCGGCACGGGGGCTTTGTTCCAGCGGCCCTGGGCATCGCGTGCCAGATAGGTGCGGTGGACGGCTACGTTCTCGCCCCGCTGGTTCGTGGCCATCGCGACCATTGCAGGATAGCTGCCTTCGAACACCTCGCCGGTCTTTGGATCCTCGTGGTAATAGCTGCACTCGGGCACAAAACGCAGAACCCGCGGCTGGCGGCCTAGCGCGCGCAGATCGATGCAGCGCTGATCGCGCAGGTAGAACTCCACCGGCGTGTCGGCGATGCGCTCTTGACCACCCAGCCAGATCGCCTGCGCCTGAGCACTTCGCGCCCGTTTGCGCGCTCGATCTTCTGCTTCGGCTTTGGATCGGCGCACGGCAGCTTTGCGCACCGCTTCTTTACGCCGCGCGATGTCTTCGGGGCTGTCTGACCGCAGGCCAAGAAATGAACGGGCCTCGCGCACCGCCTGGGCAAGGTCACAGTCCAGCGACAGAGCGATCAGATCGAGCACGTCGCCATATCCCTTGCCGGGTACACTGCCGACGGCATAGTCATTCCAGCGCCCCGCATCTGCGCCTGTCATCGTGACGCAGAAGCTCCCGACCGAGCGATCCGCGCGGCCGGGGTTCAGGGTGAAATACTTGCCAAATGCCGTGTAGGAGCCTTTGGCCGGCGGCGCGTATTGCGCCACCACGCCGTCGAGCTGGTCCAGCAGCATGGATTTGATTTCATCCAGAGAGTATGTGGGGCGCTGTGACATGATCAGCTGATCTCGTTGTCCGCTTCGTGCAGCGCTTGATCGTCGGCGCTAGCATCATCCCATCTGATGCCGGGCGCATCGGCCTCAGCAGCGCGGACGATTGCGGCCTCTACCAGAGGTTCGATCCATGGGCGCTCGGCCATGTCTTCGCCACTGATTTCTCGTGCTACATGAGGGGCAAACAGGGTGGGATGGGTGATGAGAAATCCGCGCGGCTCAGGCTGATAGATCAGAGCCCCGATTGGTATGCGGATCACGATTTGATCGCCTTCGACTTTCGCGACAGTCATGGTGACCTCCTTTGAATTCAGGTGTCGGCGCGCAGCTTCAGAACCCGGATCAACCGGGTCTGATGATCAATCGAGGTTGGGTTCATGTTCAGCGCGCGCCATCGGGTGATGATGGTCTCTTTGGTCTTGCCCAAGGCTTTGGCGACAGCGGCCGCGCCATCACCACGGGCCATCCCTTGGACCAGGGCAAAGTCTCGTTTCGCTGTCCAAGCGCCGACGTAGCCCAGAGCATTGAGGTGCGCATAGATTTCACGCTCATCAGCTGAGAGCAGGCTGGTGTCATGCGCAAGGGAAGGGGTGGCCGCGCCGGTTGCCGGTGGCGCGGCCTGGGCGGCTGCGTTTGCTGCTTTAGCTGCCTTTTGGGGGGCTTGTCTTGCAGCGGGCGCAGGCCCATCCTTTGGCAGAGGCGGTTTATCGCGTGCCGTATCCGATTTTTGGCTTTTTGGGGAAGAAATGAAGCTTGCGATCGCAGGCGACTTTTCGGCCAGCTTATGATCCACGCGAGATGGCAAGATGTTCTCGTCGGCAGGGCTTTCCTCGCCAGACATCTGCAAAGCAGCCGGCAATACGATGCGCAGATCCAGCATCACGCCGCGCGGCCCGCGTCGGACAACTGAGCTCACACCAGCGTTCTCAAGCTGCTGGACGGTGTACTCGACGATTTCGATGATGCGCTCGCCCTGTTTGGCCAGTGCAGACATAGATGCCACCTGTTCCTTCCATTCCTGCAAAGCGGTCACGCTGCGCCCTCCTTCTGCTCTTGGAAAACCTCGTAGGAGCGGCCCGCGCGCCATGCCGCGAATTTCGCGACGGCCGTGTTGGCATCGAGGTGCGCTCGGAACGAAAGTTCCCCGCTGAACTCGACCGACACAATGACCTGCTTTGCTGCAGCCACCATTGGCGCCACGATTGGATGATCCTCTGTGACCAGCGGCAGAACATCCCGGAGGATCTCCATCCACATCTTTTGATTGGGTTTTGACACGACGCGCTCGGTTGCAAACCACGTGAGCGCAAAGGCCAGCGTTTGGTCTGCCGCCGAAAATCGTGCGTCTATGCCTACTGGATCAGCCATAGATATCGGCCCTCCCGGCATCGACAGGTTCGTGCTGCACCAGCGTCCGGATCGCGTCAGTCAGTGTCTGGCCGATCGCGACCAGGCGGTCCCGGTCAAACCGGCATTCCTCGTACTGGACGGCAAAGGCGGTGATGGCACGAAACAGCGGTTCGTCAGAAGACATTGCCTCTTCAGCACGGGTCACCATGGCATCGACATCGTCTCGGCTCAGATCGTTGCACCGTGCCCGCATACCGATCGATAGAGCTTCAAGGCGGACGGACTTGCGCAGATCAAAGCCCATCACACACCTCCGATAAAAAAGCGTGCAGACCGTCCGCGCCCACGGCGGTCTGCACGCAAGTCCGGATCGCGGCGCTCCTAGCGGCGCTGTACCTCATGGGCCAATAGCAATCCGGTTGTCCGGTAGGGAGGAGGTGCCGGGCAACTCTCATTCCGCTGCAATCTCTTGCGCGGACATATTCTCCAGCAGTGCATCGATCTCGGCGCGGCTTGCGCCCCAGATCAGATGTTTTTCTGTGAGGGGAATGCCGTGTCGCTTGGCATACTTCAGCAGCTTGCGATTGGCGTCAGCAGGCATGTCACCGGGATTTCGACCCATTGCGGGACGTTTCCAAGCATACGCGCCCTTTGGCCGCCTTCCCGTTATCAACTCGATTTCGGGTAGCTTTCCAACGAGGCGCTCGCACACTTCCAATGGTGTTAGGTGATCACTCATAGCGCAATATCTAGATGGTGCACACAAGCGTTGGCAATACAAAAAAAGTAAAAAATACTCGTTATTTTGTACGGAAGGGTGACTATCTATCACCAGATGGACGATAAGTGGTTCAAAAAGCAGCAAAAGCGCGCAGGCGTTACGGCCGACGATATCGCTGCTGAGATGGGCAGGGATCGATCGGTCGTGTCGCGGATCTACGTTGGTCGTCAGCGAATGACGTTGAACCAAGCGCGCGCTTTCGCAAATGTTCTAAAGGTTCCGCTTGAAGACGTCCTTGATAAGGCAGGTCTTGCGGACGAAGATACTAAGCGGAGTATTGTTTCAGGCTTTTCCGACGGGGATGTCATTCCCTTTAAGCCTAGCACTCAGAAGAGCGCTAGAACTCGCAATGTTGCCTCAGCCTTTGGGGCTGAGGGCTCGCACGTAGATGTGTGGGAGGTTAAAACCGATGCTCTGGTTTTAAATGGCTATCTTCCTGGCGACTATCTTGTCGTTGATAGTCATTCACCTGACCGGTGCAGTGCTGGAGACGTAGTTCTTGTAAAGCATTTTAGTGGCCAAACCGGTAAAGCGCAGACGCTTTTAAGGCGGTTTGAGCCACCGGTGTTACTGACTGCTAATACTGCTTTGCAGGATCGCAGGGTCCTATTTCACGACAATACCAATGTTGTGATTTTTGGGCGGGTCATTGCCAGCTGGAGGCAGTAGTGAAGTTGACTGCTGAGGAGGAGGCTGAGGTACACAGGGCCTTTGTTGCTTGGGGAAATGCGGGGCGTTACTCTCTTGCCATCGGGCCATTGTTTTTCGGTTACCTTCTACATTTCATCTTTCCTCAAGTGGACGTAATTTGGATCGGTGGTCCATTAGCAATGATCCAGATACCGCTCTTTTTATGGCTGCCGGAGTATTTGGAGGGGGTTGGAGCGGAGCGGGCGCGAACGAAGTGCAGGCGGCGTCGGCTTCTACAAGAAAAGTAAAAATCACTAAATTGGTATTGACAGTGATAGGTGATCACTCCTAACTCTTGTGTGAAGACATCACACAGGAGCTGACATGACACAGGTTGCCAACCTTCCCACGGTCCCGAATGCTATGGCTGGGCCGATCACCGACAAAATGCTCGAACAGGTCATCTGCGCTGGTACAACCGCGCAGAAATGTACCGGGCTGTCCGACGCCGATGCGGCGTTGATCATCCTCACTATCCCTCAGATCGCCACGGAACTGCTGCACCGCCGCCGCGCGATGGGCGTCATCGCCGATATGACGGAACTCGACAACGTCACGTTCATGCCGTCGGTCCGCGACAATGGCTGATCTTGCTGATCCTGCGGCCCTGATCCGATCAATGGCGCCCGAAGAGCGTCGCGGCTTCCTTTATGCCTGCGACGTGATGCACAACTGGGCAGGTCAGATCGAAGAGAAAGCCCCGACGCTCCGGGGCGCCGACCTCGACATTCCCCTTAGCCTTCAGATGCAGAATTCTGCCCGCTTCGCGCAAGGGCTTGCCGACGCGATGAAGCGTCAGGCGTCTGCATAGAGTTTCTGCCGAGGGTCGCCAGCGGGTCTGCTCGACCGCCCTCACAACCCACAAGCCCGACAGGCTGGCGACACTGTCCGGTAAACCATCAGGCAAAGACATGGAACTCATTCGAGACATACTGACAGCGATCGGCGGGGTGACAGTCTTGTCGGCCGCGCTGGCCGTGGTTCTCCTGCTGGTGCCACCTCGGCGCCCCCAGCCACGTAACCACCCGGAAACGCAAGACGACTTCTCGGTCTCGCTGCAGCGTTGGTCGGATGTTCAGGAAAGGAAAGGACAGTGACTTTCATTACCGCCGCTGATGTCGCGGCGCTTACCGGGTTCTCCGATGGCGCTGCATTCCTGCAAGCGCGTCCGCGTCTGGAGCGTGACCACGATTTTCCACTGCCTATGCCAACCTGCTTGCGGCCGTTGAAGTGGCGCAAGGATGCGGTGACGTCTTGGGTTGATCTGCAATGCCGGCCGACTTCCGACGATCTCTTCGTGGGCGGACCAAATGTGGTGCTGCTTGAGGAGGCGCGTCGGGCATGAGTGGCGCGGCCCCCATCACCGATAAGATCACCAGCCTGCGCCAGCGCCGTCGGGCCGATGGCGGGTGGCGGGTATGGTGGGAGCCGAATGCATCCGCTCGGAAACTTGGTTTTCAGCCTGTTGAGCTCAATGGCGATCGGCCGACCTGGTCAGCCCGTGAGGCCAAGCGCCTGAATGATGATGTCGATCGTAAGCGGCGCGGTGACACTGCGCCGGCGCGCGGCAGCGGCGGTAGAACGATTGATGCGCTGATAGCCGACTATCGCCATTCTGTGGCCTTCAAGGAGCTCTCAGATGCTACCCGGCGCAGCTACGCAATCAACTTGGCGGTGATCGAGACAAAGTGGGGGCCAAGCAACGTAGTGGATTTCTCCAAGCCGATCCTTCGCACTTGGTATGAGACCGTCTACTCTGCGTCAGGCCCGGCGCAAGCTCTGGCCTTGATCCGCATGTTCTCTATCCTCATGAGCCACGCTGAAGTGCGCGGGTGGCGCGCAGAAAATACCAACCCTTGCTTCAAGCTTAAGATGAAGGCAGTGCGCAAACGGCACCGCACGGCCAGCTGGGCGGAGTTCGATGCACTGGTGCAGGCCGCGCAGTCTTTGGGATATCATGCCGTTGCTTGCGGCATTGTTTTGGCGACACTTCAGGCGCAACGCCAGACGGATGTCATTAACGCCAAGGTCGCCCATTTCCGCGAGGTCGATGTGGTCGGCATCGATGCGCCGGTGATGATCTGGGAACTGATCCGCTCCAAGCGCGAGAACTACGGCGTCATGCCCATCCACCCCGAGGCACAGCCCTACTTGCGGATGCAACTGCCCGTCGAAGGTGAAGACCGCACTTATCTGCTGATCGATGAGGCGACCGGGCAGCCCTATTCGGGCGATCTTTTCCGGAAACGCTGGGCCGCGATCCGCGCGCTGGCGTCCAAGTCTGTACCTGGTCTAGCCAGTCTGCAATTCCGGGATCTACGTCGAACCTTCGGGGTTTGGTCGCGTGCCGGCGGCAGCACAAAGGAGGATGTCGGTGACGTCCTGGGCAACTCGGCCGCGCTCGATCCGCAGCTGGGCGAAATCTACATGCCACCCTCATTCCACACGGCCGCGCGTGCGGTGGCATCAATCCAGCGGCCAACTGAAACCAAGAGGAAAGAAGCATGATCGAATATTCCGAAACCAAACCCGGCGACAAGCTACGCATCACTGGTGCAGGCGCGCCGGGGTTTGCTGCGCTAGGCGATACTGTCACCGTCACCGAATGCAATGGAACGAACCGCTGCGACGTGGTGCATAACGCGACCGGCGAGAGCGCATATTTCGCCCTTACTTGCGGCGCGCAACGGCTTGAGCGCGCCGAGTCCTGAAAACCCCCGGAGGCCACATGACCGACGCTTTCGCCACTGTAGTCCGCCTCATGTGGATTGATGACCTGATCGAGGAAGAAGGGCAGATTCAGCGCAGCGACATCGCCCGTGCGTTTCGCATGTCGGTTCAGCAGGCCAGCCATGACCTGCGCAGATACATGCAACTGAACCCTCGCCGGATCGCCTACGACCCATCGCCGCGCTGTTACATACAGGTCGAAGGCTCAAAGCCTCTGTTCACACGCGGCCACCGATGCGCAGCGGCTGAAATCGTTTCGGCCGTGGCAGAGCATTACCCCGCCCAAGAACAATCAAATTAATCCCCGAAAGGAAACGCCATGATCATGATATCAACCCAAGTGACCGGCCCCCAGATCGCCCGCGAGCTTTGCTCGGACGCCGAGGAAATGGCCTATGCGCTCGAGGAAATGTCCGAGCAGAATTTGCAGGATGAAGCGGCAGAAATTGCGGATCATCTGCCCTACGGCTCGAGCGATAGCATCATCAAAATGTTGCGCGAACTGGCCGACAACCTCGCCAGCGCGGCGCAGTCCGACTAGCCCCGGAGAACGGGCAGCGCGTCAAATCCATCCCCATCTTTTCAAATCTAGCCTGAGGAAAAAAGCATGAACCAAAAACAGGAAATGGGCAGGCTGGCTATGCGGGTCGAAGGTGATCTCTGGGTCGCATACTACGCATTGCCAAAGACCATGGATGGCGCGCTGTTTTTGGGCTCGATCCAGATGGCGTTCGTCCAAGATGAGAGTGCGAAGCAGATTTTCATGGCGCTCATGCGCGATGCAGTGTCTCTTATCATCAAGGGGCAGACTGGCGTCGATCCGCAGTGGCCTGATCCTTTCGGTAAACCAGCTCCACAGCACGAACGCAGCGGGCGCGCTTGAAAACTATCTTTCGGAGAGACCCATGTTTGATGTGATTGGATGCGGTGAAGGTTGGCAGGTGCGCAAGAATGGGCGACCTGTAGGCAGCGTTTACAAAACGGAAGAGAGGGCTTTTGCGCTCATTAATCGTCTGACGCGCGACGAGAAGCTATCTGATCGACCTTGCATCACCTGCAAGACTGCATTCAAATCCGAAGGCCCACATCATCGCATGTGTCGACCCTGTCGACAGCTGGCAACTGGGATGCTGGCGATATGAATAGAGGCTGTCCGACTCGGACGGCTTCGGACGGTCGGACGGCCAAATTCGGACGAAGCGCCAAGGGTCTGAATTTTAAGGATTAAGTGGTGCCCCCACACGGACTCGAACCGCGGACCTACTGATTACAAAT